TTGTCTACCTCCTGTATTGTGGCTTGTATGTCGCTTTCTGGTATACCCATTGTAGCAACTAAATTTGCAGCAGCATTGGCATAATCAGGTGCTGCGTTATCTTCGTAACCTGTTTCTACTACTTCTTCCTTAAGCTTTGCAGTATCATATAATTTTTTTTCTGGATACCACATTAATGCTTGTAAATCAGCCATTGTTAAATTTGGATTTTGTTGTTGTAATACTGGCAACACTTGTCCAAAAACTTTTTCTATAAATCTTCTTTCTGGTGGTCCTTTAGGCTGTTCTTTTTGACCATCTAAATACCCTGCTAATGAATTACCTGCCTTACGAATTTCATCTCCAATACTTACTCTAAGTTCACCTTTTATAGGTTTGCCTTTTATGTTTGTTATTACTTTATCAATATTGTTATCAGGTTGTATTAATGATATTTCTGCCATTAAATCACGATTTGCAGGTATAGTTGTTCTAGTTTCTATTCTTTTTGCAACTGCATCTAAATCACCTAATGTAAGTTTTCTACCAAGGATTGTTTCAAATTCTTTTTTTTGTTTTTTAGTTAAAGCTTTTATATATTGTTTTAATTGGTCACGTTTAGTTCTAGCTTGTTTTGTATAGTCAGTCACAAGCGTACCTGTCATGCGACCCCATGTACGCATAGCCCATCTATCTAAAGTTAATTGTTCATAGTTGCCATATAGATTTGCAAAAAAACCATTACCAATTTTAGGCCCTATAACAGCAGCACCATATACTATTTCAGTTTTACCAAAATCTTTTATTTCTACTCCAGTATATGTTTCGACTTCTTTTACTGTATGTGTTGTACTCATAAATTCTTCAACATCTTTTATACCTTTTTCTTCAATTAATCTATTAATTAATTTAAAACTTTTTGTCATTGCACGACCTGCTTTGCCTTGTCCATAAGGTGTTGGAAATTTACCATTTTGTTTCCAATAACTGTAAATGTCTTCTGCAAGTTCAAAATTTTTATTTACATTTATACCGTTAGATGATGTTGCTAATCCCCAAGTAAAAGCAAAATTTGACGCTTCATCGGTATTTAATTCTGGATGTACCTTTGCTAATAATCTTTTTGCTTTAGTAACTTTTTCGTTATACCAACCTATTGCGTTTGGATTTTCTTGTAATGCGTATTGAGCATCTGCTAATAGTGTTTGTACTAAATATTTTTCTACCTCTACTGTAGGTTGCGAAAGATCTACTTTACCTTTTTTGGCTTCACTATTAACACGGTCTTGTATCTCTATTTTAAAATCTTTAATAGTGGCAAAAGGTTTTGTAGTTGCAAAATCAAAATTTTCTACAATATTTGCTAGTTGATATACGGCTTGTGGTACTGGCTTACCTTTTTTTTGTTTACCTCTTTGTGAAAACAATTCATTGTCAGCCTTTAGTTGTTTATATATATTTGCTAGATCTCTTCTCCATGTACCACTATTTTCTGTTGACTTAACTGCTTTAGGATCAAATACAACTATTTCTCTAACACCTTGCATTCGCCCCGGCATAATTGCACCATCATGGCCTTGTGCAATTAATTGATCTCTAAATCCTTGTGCAGTTATTTGTCCTGTTCTGATCTTATTTTTATCTTCTAAAGTTGCATTGTATGGATTTTCCAAACGTACATACAACGGCATAATAATTGGGTCTGTAGGACCGGGTGGTAAACGTCCTGTATCTATTCTTAATTTTTTTAATTTTGCGTAAGATTCTGCTATAGGTTTTTGGTCAGTTACATAAACTCCAGTACCTAACCAACCACTATCTAATCTATGTGGATGATCTAATTTAAATTCGCTTATGCTGTCTGTAGTACCGTGGTAAACAACTAATGGTGTACCGTCATTATTTTTTAATACAGAGTTACCAAAAAACTTTTTAAACGCAGGTGACTCTGTTTTTACCGTGCCATTTTGATTAAATAATTGTTGTTCTGCTAATGCAGTAAATTTATCTTCTGTGGTAATGTTATAAAAATATTTACTAAAAAATTCACTAGGTTTTACACCTAATTTATTTGCTTGCACTACAGCAAAATCTCTAACTAAAGCTGATAAATATTTAATTTGATTTGGTCTATAAACTTTAGTTTCTTTTAGTTGTTGCGTTATATTTTCTTGTACCGTTTGTGCATCTTTTATTAATTCTTTCTTTTTATTTTCATCTTCATTTAATATTTGTTCTGCCTGTTGCTTTAAAGTTTCTTTTTCACTTTCAAAAATTCCAGCTTCTGTAGCACTAAAACTATCTTCTCTTACACGAATATGTGGCTGTAATGCATTTCCTAAATCCGTGCCAACAAAATTTGTTGCGTATTCCCCTGTTGGTATTATTATGTCACCACTTTCGCCTGTACCATTTATATCTTTTAAATCATTAGCTATTTGTGGCGAAAATAATTCTAGTTGTTCCATTGTTATGCCACTATCTTTTAACGCCTGATTAAATGGTTTTGCGTCTATAAAAATGTTTGGAACATCTTTACCATCAGCTACATCTTGTATATAGTTTTGAAATTTATTAGGATTTCTTATTTTTGTTTTATCATTAGCAGATAAATTAGCTAACGAATCTATAAAAGCAGTATCTTTTGTTGCTTCTTTAGCTTTTATTCTATCTGTAAAAAATGTTGGACCTGCACTAAATCCAGCAAGTGGAATCATACCAGTACCAACTTTTTCAAATACACCAGCTAATCTTTGTGCAATTTCTTGTCTGCCTTCTTTTGTTTGTAGTTTGCTTTCAAATTCACCTGTATCAAAATAATCAGCAAAATCCTCACCTGCAATATTTACTAACTCTTGTAATTCTTCAGTACCAACTTCTGATGCCCAGTTACGAAATGCAGTAGTACCTGCTTTTTGCAATACTTGACGCATTGTTGCTTTTTGTAGAGACTTATTAACTTCTTTCATTGTTGCTCTTATTAACAATTGTTTTGCTGGACCTGTAACCAAACCAAGACCTACTAGTTCTAATCCACCATTAACAAGACCTACTGCAATGCCAACATTTCTTGCAGTTTCGTGCGAAATACCATTTTCTATTAATTGATTGTATTGGTGACCTGCTTCTATAAGAGTTCCTTCTTTTGCAGAACCAGTTGTTAATCCCCATATAAATCCAGTTATTGCACCGCCTTTAACTGTAATAGGAGCAAAAGGACCACCTAGTGTTCCAAGACTTGCACCTACACCAGCACCTGCTGTACCGTACTTAACTGCTTCTTGTAATGTTCTTGACCATTGACCAACAATAGATGCGGTGTTTTCCCACATCCCAGACCCATCGCCTTGCAGTTCTGCTAACCTTAAATTTATTTCTTCTATACGTTTATTTATAGCTTCATTAGATTTGCCTAAATCATTATTTAAGGCTCTTATAGTTCCCAGTTTTCCTTGTTCAGCTTCTAATCTTCCTGATTCAAAACCTTGCGAAACGTTTTCTGGAAGATCTCGTACGCTATTAAATGCATTTTCTATAAGACCTAATTTTTCTACATTGTCTTGTGCTATAGCTGCAAAATCAGGGTCAATTAAATGACGCATTAATATAGGATTTGTTTGCAACATATCCATTTCATATATGTCTTTTTCTTTGTTTCTTTCTTTTAAAATTTTAAAAGTTTCTTCACTATCTAAAGCAATATTTGATGGCAAATTTAAACGTTCTGCTAATTTTTGTGCTGCACCAGTTCTTTCAGGATCTAATTTAGAAACATTAATTAAAGTTTGTCTTAATAGTTTTTCTCTATTTTCATTATCTCTTTCATCAATAATGTCAAATGGATTATCATTACCATAGTCTTGACTTGGTGTTTGATCTAAAATGTCAAAAGGATTAATAGACATAATTAATTAGTTAACCCATAATTTTCAAGATTTTTTCTAGCTTGTGTTTCATTTTCTGGTTTACCTGCTTTTAACCAATATTCAGCAATAACTGCTTGCGTAGGATATTTATTTTTATCTCTTATAGATTGTTGTATTAATGAAAGTACTTCTGGATTAATTTTACTTGTAAAAACTTTTACATTTTGTCCTTCATATAAAACATCAACAAAAACATTTTGTAAATTATCAAACTCAACAGTAGCAGGTATTACATCTGTTTTATCACGACCAAAACGTCTATCAACACTAACTAAATCAGTTAACAACACATAATTAAGTGCATCTTGTTTTTGACCCATTGTTAATTTAACGTTGCCATTAGATATTTGCCGTGCGTTAATTTCTTTTAACCATGCGTCATTTATTGCTATATATTTTCTTTTCTTATCTTTGTTTTTTGACGTATACAAATCACCCATGTCATTTCTATCTAGGGTGGCTTTTAACATATTGACATTACCTGTAGCTTCTACATAATTATTTTCATTTTTTAAACTTTCTGAATATCTTTTTAATTCTGCAAATTGATTGCGTGACAATTTATGACTATGTACATCTATATTGTCTCTTAATTCAGCAGGGTTATCTATTAATTCAACAACAGTATCTACATCAGATTCTTCTGGTGGACCTTCTTTTAATATTTTTTTATCTGCTTCCGTATAATCGTCAATATTTATATTATTAGCTGCAAGGTTTTGCCATCCTCCCGGTTCTGCAAATGCTATTTCTTTTGCAGCAATAAAGTTTTGATTGTATATACCTTCTTTTTCATTTTTAATTTTTTCATATTTTATATCTAAATTATCTAATTCATATTTTTGTTGTACAGGATCTTTAGTCGTATCTTTTATTTTTTCTGCTAATACTTTTTTAGGTTGTAAACCTGTAACTTCATCTACTACTATTGTTTCTTCTCCCATTGGATTAAAGTCATAATTTATATTTTTCTTTATAACTTCAAAATCATTTGAAACTTTATCATTGTAAATCATTTGGTTCTGTAAACCTTCATATTCTGGAGTGCCAACATAAGGACCAAGAGTAGACATGGTTATAGGTTTATTAACATCAATTTCATCAAAATTTTCTGGATTGCGTTTTGCACTTGCTCTAGCTCTATTGTATTTACGTTGTTCTGATGGACTATCACCAAAATCACTTCTTTTGACAGTATCTTCTCTAAATACTTTTTTTGTTCCCTGATAAAAACTTAAGTTTTTTCTTCTAAAATTGGCTTTAACTAATTCAATGTATTTTTCTGCAATTCCTTCTTTAACTATTTTAAAATTATCTGGGTTGTTAAAAAATTCATTTCTATATTTATCTATACGATTTTTACCTCCTGATGTGCTACGTCCACCCCTTTTTATAGTTGGTACTGGAATACTAGCTTTATATTCTCGTTCTGCTCTTGTATATAAAGAATCTGCTGATTTTACTCCTATACGTTGTGCAGCAAACATATGTATAGCTTGGTGCTGTGGAATTAACCTTGTTGTAGTTGTAGGATCATAAAATTTTGATAATTTTAATCGTTTTTCTAATAAATCTATAGCTTCTGATCGTTTCAAATTAGAAATATCAAGTTCATCAGAATGAAATCCATATTTTACATGAGCATCTTTTCCGTCATTACTAGATTGGTTGCTACTCAAAGAAAATAATATATTTGCATTTTCCATCAAATTACCATTGTTTTGATCTACATTATTGGAAAGTATTGCATCTACCTTTGTATCACCATCATGTTCATTTTCTGCTTGTTTACTGTCTTTTGATAATTTATTTAGAATTTTATTTGTTTTGGTTGGATCTAATTCGTTACGAAATCTATCTATAGCAGCCCAATTTTTATCTTTTTTTAATTTGTCTATAACATCTTTTGCTACTTCCATTTTTGTATCTTCTATTAATGTTAAATATTGATTACTTAAACCTTTAGCAGGGTCAGTTTCCCATCCTTTTAACTGTGCTAATTCTGTTATCCCTTGCAAAGCATCTGTATAATATTTTCTAAAATCACCTTCTGGATCTTCAAAAGTTTTATACGCATTTTTAGCTGCTAAAATACTTCGTTTATAACCAGATTCTGTTTCACTTTCATTGTAAAGACGTTGCTGTTTTATAGAATGCGTTGTCATATCGTTTAAAAACGATTTGGTATATACTTGTGCCTTGTTTTCAAAAATATATTTAACAGTACCGTTACTTGCCCTGTTCTGATAAGACTCTAATAAAGTCTTCATTTCATCTCTATATGTATCATATGTTCTTACAAATTTTCCATCTGTTGTTTTAGTTGTGCCTACAGCATTAGCACCTTGTAAAGCACCGTACCTATCTTTAATTGCTTGTGCTTCGTAATAATATTCGTTAGATAATTGTTTAGATTCTGCATCATTTAATTCGTCATCTAATTTATTTATTACCTGTCCAAACTGTTGCATGGCTTTGCCTTGCCTTTGAATATCATCAGACACTACATCTCTTTGAGGTTCTACGGAAGTAGCCCCAAATTGCACTTCAGAACCTGCTGCTAATTCCTGTTGTGGTGATGTTTGTAAAGGTACTCTTGCCATAATTATCCTTTTTTAATAAGCATACTTGCAGGTAAGCTGCTGATAAGACTGCTAGTACCTGTCAATAAACTACTACTCATATTCATAAATGGATCTATAGAAGAAGCAGTAGCAAACATATTACTTGCACTTACTCCAAACATATTTGCCTGTATTCCTAAACCTACAGCTTCTAAACGTTTATTTTCTACTGCTCTAACTTTATTAGAATTCATTGCCATTTTATCTAGTTCTGCCATTATGTCAGAGCTAACAAAAGCATCTTTTGTACTGCCCACACCTAACTGTATTCCTCTTGCTGCAAATGACGTTCTTGCTTTTGATCTTTGGTTGCCTTGTCTTAATGTCATTATTTGAAATTGTTTATTAAATGTTCTTGATAAGTGTTGTGCCTGACTTTCTTTCATGTCTTTATTAAACAAAGCCATATCTTTTTTATGTTGCAAACTTAAAGCTAGACTTTTTGTTTTATATTTTTCTGCACTAGCAGCATAAAAAGCACCTATACCACCACTTAACGCACCAAAACCTTGTGTAACTACACCAAACTTACCTAGATTACTTAATGCCATTGTTGTACTTACCTCAACGCACCTTTATTTTTTAGTATATATACATAATATCTGTTTACGGTCACACTATCCACCTATGACAGCTTCTAATGTAAGACCTACCACTGTTAAAGGTAATGGGTCAGTTTGACGTACAAAAAGCTGTCCATTATCTTGCCATTGTGGTGTAAGCATTATTTTTATATCTTGTGTTTTTAAATTAGGTGGTGTGCCATATGGTTCTGTTGTACGTTGTTTTGCTTCTACTAATTTATCTGCACTAGGACCTGCAAAAATACCAGATGACTCTAATACACGCAACCATACATGATTTAGATTTTTAACTCTACCTTGACCTAAAGCTTCTACCTGTAAAGCTAAAGGCAATGTTTTTAAATCACTTTCATAAGGTAATCCTAAATGCACAACACTAGCTGCACGTTCCAAACTTATTTCACCGCTTGATACAACTCTTTGTGGGTGTACAGCACCGTCAGCTAAAATGTTTAATGTTTTACCTTCTAAATAATTTAAACCTGATATTTTATCTCTTGCCACTTCATAAGTTGTAATTGCTGTATTACGCAAACTTACTGGTAAATCTTTATCTAATTTTGCTGTTGCTACTGTTTGGCTAGATGTACTAAGAATAGTAAGACGATATAACGTAGCACCATCTATTATTACTATTGCATCGTTTTTATCAGCAACACTAGGTGGTGCATTAAATAAATTATAATTAACAGTTACGGTAACAGTTTCTCCTTTTGTAAAATTTGTACCACCAGATACTGTGACTGTTCTATTTGTATCTGTATTAGTGCCATTGTAAGTTGAACCTGCATCAACAAAAAAACTATCGCGTTGCGTTGAAAATAATCTCGTACCCATCCGTTCTACATAACGTTTACTTACACCATTTATAGTTCTTTTAATAACACAATAGGTAACGTCATCATCGCCTTCAGATACGCAAGCAACGCTTTCAAATGAACCATCTGTATCATGTTGATGCCATGCACCTATTTGTTGTTCTGGAACATAAGTAAGACCTAATAATTTACCGTTGCTACTTACCATCCATACAACTGGTATAGGAGCTTTAGCTAAAGACATATCTAAAATTGTAAGATTATCAAATAAATGCGGAGAACGAAGAGATAAATCACCTGTAATAAATCCGTTTGCCTGCCAGTTATAACCAAGTTCTCTTACATGACCACCACGAGCAGCACCATATACCAAACTGTTATTAACAATTACTGGTTGTGAATTATTAGCTCCTACATAAGATTGGGGTTTAACTGATATAGATGTTGGTGTTATAGCATCACTATTAACAGAAGTTACTCTCCATTCTGCTGAGCCTGTTAATAAAAGTAATTGTGTTAATGGCACAATATGTCTAATAGTATTAGCTTCACGAGCAGCTACTTTAAATTCAATACGGTCATCATCTCGTATTGGTAAACCAAAAGACATATTACTTTCAGTACCAGATTTAGTCATCCAAATACTTTGTGGAGCATTGTTTGTACCTGCAAATACTCTACGTTGTTCAAAATAAGATACAGCACCGGGATAATTACCAGTACCTACAAAATCATTTTCATGTATTGGTGGTGTCCTAGAAAAATCAGGTGAAATATTATCGTCAATAATAGTTGTGGTAGTAGTTTCTCCAACAAAACCAAAAATACCACCTTGATCTTTATACACTCTGTATCTACTAGCACCAGAAACTGCATTCCATGTAATAGTATTTTTAGCTCCAGTGACAAATATATTATTTTGAGCAGTTGCTGTACTTGATTGGTTGCTTTCGTCTATTAGATTTGCCTTAACTGCTGTGACAACATAATTATGATCTAGTTTAGTATCAGCATTAGTAGTGGTAGATGGTGGTAAATATGCACTAACAGATACTCCTGTAGGTGCAGCAATAGGACTTCCAAAATCAATTGTTTTTAATTCCCATTGCGATCCACCAAATCTTCTTAATTCTTTAGGTGGATGATTAGGATGCACTAACGTTAAAACATCAGCAGATTGCACATAATGTACATCGAATAAATCTGCTTCTAAATATGGATGAGGTATTTCATAAGTATTGTCAGTAGGTAATGCATACCAATTAGTTGCATTAGGTGGTTGGATATTAGTATGTGCAGTTTTAGCATAATAATTTACACCGTTATATAAAGCAATATCTCCTACCTGATAGTTTGTACCGCTATTCCATGCATTTCCATCGTTATAATTAAGTGTTAAACCTTGTGTATGAAATCTAAAATATTGATCGCCAAATTCAAGTACCATCGTTTGTGTTGTATTAAATGTAAAGGGTATTAATCTTGTTGCTTTAGTGCTATCTTTTACTTCTTTTACAAAAGCAAAACCGGGTCTATTTTGGGCTGGTCCTTGCGGTTTAACAACAAAATTACGCATTGTTGCTGCACCTTGTTGAAACTTAGTATCACTTATACGACCAAACATTTCTGGTGATATTTCACCTCCAGAAAATGCTTGTTTAAATGTGCGTGTAACTGGCATTTATTATCTCCCAGAGGTCCAAGGAACTATATGTTCTATCGTAATATCCCTTTGTAAATTGTCTGATTGCTTTGCCTGTGTTAAATAATTAGACATCATTTGTATACATCGTTTTGCTTCTGCTGCTCCCTGATCTCCTTTTATGACAGGACCTGCCAGCATAGAAGCTAAATTCCATGACAACGTTAAAACAAATAATGGTGAAAATAAAGATGGATCAGTAATAAATGCTTGATAACGCAACATTGCATTTTCTTGATTGGTATATATTAATGATCCCTCTATAGCAAATTGTTGTGGTGTATATTGTCCAGCTACAATAGTAGGTGCAAAATTAGCTGTTAAATTACCGGGAGTATCACCAGCAGACATTCTAGTAGCGTAATCATTTTCTGATGATGGTGATAATACTGCAATAGGAGACATCATGTCAGCAGGTGCAACATACGCATAATCCCATTGTTTAATATTATTTGTAGTTAATGCTAAATTAATTCTTTTTGATGCAAAATTCCATGTGTGCAGTTCTAACAAAGTATTTCTAGCTATCGGATAAAAACGTGCAGCTTTTTCAGCTTGTGCTGATCCTTCTGCTGGATTTATCGAAGCTATTGTTGCATCGTCACCCAAATGAGCTAGGGCAAGGTTGCAAATATCTACTTCTGTTGCCATAACATCTCCTAATAAAAAGGGAGGATAGCAGTATTACTACTAGCCCCCTGTGAATAAATAAGAAATTAATGCCTATTTATTTGCTGCTTCAAGTTGACTAATAAGAGTTTCTTTTGTTTGTCGTTTATCTAGTTCTAAACCGATAGTACGACCATAAACTTCAAGTTCTGCTTTTGTCATTGCTTGGTAATCAATAACATCAGACCCACCGACAATTTCAATGTTAGTGTTTGACTCTCCGTTGTATTCAAACTCTTCGTTAGCTTCTCGCATGGATTGACCAACGAAACATTTAACTTTTGCTTTGTAAATAGGCATAAAATCTCCTTATTAAGCTACGGTAAAACCAGAAGCATAGAATTTTCTTCCGTCACCGATTGTTTCTACTACATCAGCAGTAACTTTACCAGCGTTAAAAGTACCAGCAATTGTGTATCTAGCACCAACAAACCTTTGGCCTTTGCCAGCAATATCTGGATTAAAACGTACCACTACGTTTTTACCTAATGTTAATGCTGCTGTAAGAATTGCATCGCTGCTTCCTATTACAGTAGGGCTAGATAAGTTTTCGTTTGCACTAGTAATAACTTCAAACTTTACACTTGTACCATTTGCTAATGCAGTAGTAACCGCAAAGTTCATATATAAAGCAGTACCTTCACCAATGTCTCTAGCTGTTCCTAAATCAATAGTATTAGTAGATACAGCAGTTGTGGTAAGTGCTTGATCTTCGCTCACTCTGAGCAGTTTGTCTGTAATCATTTTGGATCTCCTTTAATAATAAATAGATTAAACAACACGAGCTTCGCTGTTTATCAAAGCATCTACTCTTCTTAGAGGAACACCTAAGAATGATAGGTAGCTTTGTGCTGTTCCAAACTGTGATAAACCTTCTTGAATTGCCAAGACGTTTTGTGACTTATCTAGTGCTGCAACTGACATTCCAGAATGAACAGTTCTATTCATATAGAATGCTGCTCTACCCATAGACATATTAGGTATTCTGTATAACGCTCTTGTTAAAAGCTTAACTAAATTAGTAGATGCACTTGCAGCTTGTGTGCCAGTACCTGCTACTAAATCAGAAACGTCAATATTGCAAATACGAACAACGTATCTCCAATCTTTTACAACTAAACCGTTTTTCCATTGGTAACGAGTAGCAAAAGCTTGTAACCTTGTACCGTCACTATTGTAAACAGTTTGCTCACCAAGATCTTCGTGTGTTAAACCTGCTTTAGAGCCTTTAGGGAATGGGCAATATACTGTTTGATCACCCCAACAAACTAAATATACAGATGCATTATCAGAACCTGATCCACCTGCATCAAGAATGTTTACTGCATTGTCAGCAGATAAATCACCATATCTAGGTGCTAAACCTAAAAACTTTTTAGGATCAGTACCGGGATTGCCGTAAAACATTGTTTCGGCTTGTGTCTGGTTCATTGCTTCCAAGAACGCAGTATCTTCAGATAAACGGAACTGTGCGGTGTTACCATTTAACATCGCTAAGTCTTTGTCTACTTCAGAACGAGCTTCCAAGATTCCGCAAGCTTCATCTACCTGTGCAGTAGTTGATTTGCTTGATGGAATACCTTGGTTTAATGCACGAAAATAAACTTGTGGTAATCCTGTTCTAATAATTACACGTTCTCCAGTAGGTAAATTACCTTCCTTAAACACGCAATCATCTAATATTTCGTTGGACTGTGATAACAGTTCTGCAACAATAGGAACTCTACCGTCTGGGTCAGATCT